CTTCTGCCGCTGCATTGCTTGCAGCTGCTTGAGATAATCCTGAATCAGCTGATCATATGCTTGCCTCTGGCTTGCCGCGTTGTTGACCGTTTCGCTTGTCCCCGAGCCGGTTGTGCCTCCGCCAAGACCTGTCCCATTTCCGGAAGTGCTGCCCCCGGACGGCTGCGACCCTGCCGGGGGCTTCGTTGCCCCGTTGCCTCCGGTATTTGAAATACCGGGTCTCCTGCCGCCGGAAACCACGCCGCCAGAACCTCCGCTGACACCGCCCGGTTGGTATGTAATATTTGCCTTTGTGGTTACGCCGTCCTTCGTGACCCAGATGTTCCCGTCCCGGTCCGCCGTCCACGAAGACCCGTCCGAGACCGTCGTGCTCGTGCCCTGATTCTTTTTCAGCGACTCAGAAATGTCATACCCGGCTTTGGTGCCGATGTTGTAAGCGCCCATTTATTCCTCCACTTCCCACGCAGCGGCGTATTCCTCCAGACTGTAGGACGTGTCCTGCACACATTTTGTGAACTTCCCGCCCTGCACGGCCCATTCTCCCGCCTTGTACATATCGTGCGCGCCCGTCGGATGGACAAACTGCCGCGCCGTCTCGCGTGATGTCCCGTGGTACGGCTTGTTGAACGTGTACCATGCAGTCTTCCCCGGCGCGATATCCGGATAGACTGCGTTGTCATACGCCTGAAAACAAGTCCACGGCTCTCCATCAACAAGGAACGTTTCGCCCACCGTGTGCTTTCCCGCCGTCCATTCCGGGTACAGCGCGGAACACCGGATGATCTCGTCTGCCGTTTCCAGCTTCACATCCTTCATCAAAAACCGAACCGCATGGACGATGGACGCATCCAAGTCGTATTCTACCGGCTCCCGCGCCATCGGCTGCGGCAGTGGAATATTGGTAAGCACCCAGAGCCCATCTGTAATTTCCTGCCGGAGATAATCTGCTGTGTCAAATGTCTGCATCTGGAAGCCATTGTTTGTGTAGACCGCAATAGACCCGGACAGAGCAGAAACGCCAGCCAAGCTTGCTCCCTCGAACCGTACCGTCCCATCCGTGCGTGTCACGCGGATATCCGGGTACTGTATAGACTGATTTGTAATGTACATTCTGATCTCCTATCCCATCGTGATATCGCAAATATACCATGAGCCGCTGTTGTTGGTTTTTTTATCGAATGCAATGGCTGCGTTCCCGGTCACTTTCAGTGCGTACGTTCCGGCCCCGGCCAATACCAGGTCCCCATTGAGACTTATCCTGTTTTGCTCCTCAAAACCGCCTACATAGACGTCAACTGTCGTATCCGGCTTCACTTCTACCGTTGCCGCCGCCGTATATTTTGTTTCCCCAATTGTCGCATATGCTCTTGTGGAATTAAAATCGCCGGATATATCCACTGTGAAGTGTTCCGGGGTCGGAAGACCTCTTCTCAAAAACATTCCCATAACGGCCTCCTAAAAGCAAAAGCAAAACGCCGTTCCAATCGCTTCAGATGTTATGTCTTGGCTGGATGGGGTACCCATAGTGCCAATCGCATAGACATTACTTCCGCCCGCGCGTGTCCGTGTCCACCATCTTTTTTCTCTTCCCGCCATTTGCTTTACGCTATAAAGCCGATGGGAATAATACGCATACTGCATACCTTCTTCAGCGTGTACGCCGGAATCGCCAGGTTGTCCGACCTCCACCATTGCCGGTATGAAAAGCTTATCCGCTGTTGTATCGATACTTGAACCGTGTTTCGTCAGCTTGTTCACCTCTCGAATTCCGCTTTGTACCTCGGTAGGCATAAGCGCAAGGATCGCCGGAAGCGTTTCCGTCCGCATGGTGCTCTTAATCCACGCAGAGCCGCCGGTGATTCCGTATCGTCCCGCCGCATAACAGTCGTGCAGCTGGAGTGTCAGCGGTGCTTTGCCCGAGCCGTCCGCGTAATTATCGTGGTTCATGCCGATAATGTCGATTCGGTATTCTGCGCCGTTGATCGTCATGTTCTTCCAGTCATGCACCTTCCACTCTGGCGGGATTTGCTTATTCTGGCAGGCCGCTATGATCTGTGCCCACGACCACCCGGCAAACCCTATCGGCTTTTCAATCCATCTAGGGCTTCTTCCGCTCATCCAAATACCACCACCTTAATTGGAATGTTGATCTCCGGCGGCGCGCCGATGCACTGCGCGGTCAGACTGTTCGCGCCTGTCGTAAAGTTACTGATGCGGGAGAACCCCGTCAGAAGTGCGCTGTCTGCGTCCTTGTCCATCCCGGAAAGTGCAACGTCCCACTGCGGGTCGACATCGTAGGACGCTTTCAGCCCTGTGATCGTGATCGTCTGGCTCTGATACCCGTGAGAATCCGCCGCCCATCCCGTGGACAGAAGCGTACCGGTGTACTGAAATGCGTTTTTGACATTCTTGATCGCCGCGTAAACGCCGCCGGATTTGACAAGGTTTTCGCTTCCTTCCGTCGGTGTGCTGTCAAACTCTGTCGTAATATCTGAAAGCACATGCGTATGCACAGCGTTTGCTTTTCCGGAAAGTCCGGATGTAAGCGCCTGCGTCAGGTTCTGAATGGCTGCATGCACGACCTTGTTCATGATCGCGTCCGAGCTGGTAGCGGACAGTTCGTTGTTGACATATACCTTCGTTGCCCCCGCCGCAATTCCGTCGAGTTTGGCCTTGTCTTCCTTGCTCATCAGGCCGTTTGCCGAAGCCGTCGCCGGGTCAATGATAATAGGCCGGTTCTGTAGCTCCGTGATATCCGCCTGAGACTGCGTGACATCTGTTCTGAGCCCCGTCAGAATTGTCGTGACGTCCTGCGCCAGCTTGATATAGTTGATACTGCCGTTCGGAACGGCCGCAATAGTCGCCTGCTTGACCTGTTCTTGCACATTCTCAATGGCTTCCTGAATGGTTTTCGCCGGAATATCCGTCGTCGCCTGAAAGCCCAGATTCGCCGCGACCAGCGCCGGGAGCAGCACCGTATTGAGCCATACCTGAATCGTAAGCCCCGCTTCGTCGAACTTCGCCTTGAGCTCCGCCGCCGTCAGACCGCCTACGTCGTTCGGCTCGTCGTCCAGCTTCTGAATAATGTTGAGATCGTCTTGAAATTCTGTCAGTGCCATCAAATCACCCCCGTCTCATTAAGTGCCCGCTGGAGCTGCCCGTATCCGCTGCCGCCCTCTACGGGAATTTCTGTCCCCTGTCCCATCACCGGGGAATTCGATTGCTGCCCCGCCATCTGTGCCTGCATGCCTTGCAGCTTGTCAATCAGCTCCTGCTTCTTGGACACATACCCTTCCGGAATGCGCTCCAAGTAATCTACCAATTCGATCTTGCCCTGCATCAGAAGGTTGTCGAGCGTCTGCACCGTTGTGATCTCGCTCCAATACGAAGACGCGCCCACATCCAGTTTCAGGCTCATCGGAATTTCATTCAGAATCGAAAAATCAAACGGCTTGTTGAAATTTGTGTCCTGAATGCTCATACCAAGCGGCTGATTGTTCATTTCCTGCTTGGAGAGGAACTTCACCTGCACGTACCGCGTCCCGTAGTAGACCCGCATCATGTCGAGGTATATCCTCCCGAGGTCTTCAATGGACTCGTACATGTTGAGTTTTACAAGCTCCAACGGTGCGTTCGATGCTCTTTGCAGCGCGATAATGGCCGACGTGTTGTCCGGTCTTGTGTCGCCCAGAGCCGCGTCGGAAGCGCCCATAAAGTTTTGCGTGTAGTTGACGGCCAGATCAATAAACTGCGAGATCTGTGGACTGATCTGTGCCGGGTCAATGATCTTCGCAATGGAGTTCATGTCCCCGCCGTTCACGCCAATGGCTGCGCCGACCCTCGAGTCCCATTTAGGAATTCTTGTCTTGTCGTAGACGATCTTCGGATAGGCCGTCGTCATCAGCGAGATCATCGCCATTGCGAACGCCTTGTTCACAAACTTCTGGTTCGGAAGCAGCTGCGAGATCAGCGCCTGCCCGTGGTAGCTGTCCTGAATATAATCCCAGTTCATCCATGTAATGGGATAATGCTTCAGCTCCGTATCCTTGTCTTCTTCCAGCTCCACGTTCTGTGTGCACTTGTAGCTGTGAATCGTCCCCGTATCAAAATCCCGGTACAGGTAGATATACATGGACACTCTGTCGTCCGTCAGCGCGTCCATTTTGTTGCCGTACGCCTCAGAGTCTGCCCGAATAGAATCAATATCGTCCTTCTTGACGCCGTTTTTCTCAGCCAGGTTCTTTACATATTCCACCTGCTTTCGCATGGGAATAATGATATACGGCTGCTGCTGCACGTTTCGTTCGTTCGGATTGCCGAAGATGATTCTTGTGTTCTCGATGATCTCCGTGACAATGCCGCCCTTTGCTTCCTGCCCCGTCTCCATATCCGGGTCAAACCACGAATACGTCGCCCCGTCTCCGTCCACGGCGGCATTGCGCATAAACTCGCGCACCTTTGTCACAATTTTGTTGCGTTCAAAGACCTCTGCAAACTGCTTGTTGATCACATCCGTGACCTGTTCCAGATCTGCGAGGCCATATCTGGACGTAGAGTTCAGCGGTGTCGCCTGCATGGACAGGTTGTCGGAGCTGATCGTTGCAATCTGAAAGAGAGTGACACGCTTGAGAAAATTAAAGACTGGCGTCGGCAGGCCGTTTGCCTCCACGCCCTCCCACTGCTTACCAATGAAGAAGTTTTCGTTTTCCGTGACCGTGTCATATAAGCCGATCTGCGTATTGAACATTACGCCCTTGTCATACCGCTTGGAAACAAGCTCCGGTGTTGGTTTCTTCATCTATCCCTCTCCTTTGGATTCCCGTAAGAAAGAATGTTCGCAACGCCTTCGTTGAACAGTTTCATTTCCATCTCTGCCCTGCGTTCTTCCTCTGTCTTTTCTGCCGCCTCTTCCGGAACGGCCTTTTCCTCCCGCCGCTTCCAGAGCGCCGCCGCAATCAGCAGCAGTACCAAGCAATGCAAAAGGATGAACATACTCAGAATCCCGAGAAGCACACACATAAAAATTTCCATACAGACCTCACTTTACATAACCCGTGAACCGTACCCGCATATCAACGCCCAGAACCGTAACGTCGTTTGCGACAGATACAGCATTGATCAGCAGCTTGTAGTAGACGAACTTCTTTACTTTCAGCTTGACTCTCTGCATATGCGGGCTTCTGTTCGTGTTGAAAGAAAAATGTCCAAAGTCAACGGATGCAAAATTTGCAATCTGCGCCGTGACGGTTTTTTCTGCATACTCGCTCTTCCGGTCAGACCTTGCCGATACTGTGCATCGCGCGCCTGCCGCCGGTTTGAGACTCACCCAGAGTACCGAGCTGTGCTTCCTCTGGTAATCTGACCCGAAGTCCATATTGCCGCTTTCCCACGTGCACTCGATTTCCTGCCCGAAATCGTTGTGCACCAGCTCGTCAAACAGCGCAAGCTTCCCGTCTGACGTGCCGAAGTAAATGTCGTCTCCGCTTCTGCATGCACACACAACCTTGAGATTCGTATATTTATACCAAACGTCTTCAATGTACCGGTGCACCAGCGCCGTACCGGACGCATCGTTCAGGAACACGTAGTATTCCTGCTTGCTGTCGTCATCAAAGATAAATACCTTCTCCGGCTCTGCCCGCTGCATCGTGCTTCGTACACGCTCTGACACCATCTTTGCGTTTCTCTCGTCTCGAACCGTCGAGGAGGTCATTTTCCAGTCGTAAAGCGCGCTTGCGTACATCGAGCGCGGAAAGTTGTAGACAAGCCGCACCTGTCCCGGCGCTTCGTTTCCGATCTCCCGGTTCAGTGGGATCGTGTAAAATCCCGCCGTAACCGCCCCGTCGGCCAGCGTCACCGTCGAATACTCCGTTGCGTATACGCTTCCCGGCTTGAAGGTCAGGAGCCTGTCATAGTGCTTGACCATCGCCGTAATGGGCGTATTTTCATCTCCGACCAGCATCTCATAAAGATCCGGGAAATACTCCGCCGACGCAACGCCTTTTTCTGTAATGCCGCAATACAGAGCCTTCGCCGTTCCGTCTCCGTACAAAAACACTCTTGTATCATTTGCGCCGTTGAAAAATTCCCAATACCGCATGGCCGTCACCTGAGAACGCAGGCTGTTCGGCGCGGTATAATAAATCTCGACATTGTTGCTCCCGGCTGCCGGAGCCGTAGAAAACGTGACCGTACCGGCTGCCGCGTCCTTCTCTGCCGCTGTTTCCGTCCCTTCGACATAAACAAGGTCGATGGACGAAAGACCGGATTCCGGGAGGACATATTTTGTGCTCTCGCCGTCCGCCGAAAAGCGCACCCGCCGTTTTCCCGTCAGCCGGTTAATGTTTTCCAGCGTCGTTCCGCCGCCTTTGGGGGATGCCGCCGTTACCACACACGGGATATACCCGTCCACCGTTTTCACGCTTCCCGCGCCGTCCCACGACAGATATTCGTGCCCGTTGAGCATATAGACCTTGTTGTTGAATCCGAAAAACGTTGTCGGCGCGTCCGTGATGTTTCCAAGCCTTGTCTTGCCTTCGGAAATCTTCCATACGCCGCCATCTGCTGCGCAGAGGGTAACTTCCTCCCCCGCAACGAAGCCGTGCCACAGCCCGCGTACGGCCCCCTGAAAGGTCTCCATTGCCTGCATGCCCGGTCGAACCTTCAAATGGTACTGCGGCGTGACCTGCCAGTTTTCAAGTTTCGAGGCCTCGCCGACTTTGAGCTGCGTGTCGCCGTCCTTCGATTCGTTGAGCCCCAGAAATTTTTGTATCTGTAAAACCTTCGCGACATCCGAGGTTACAATTTTCGCCATACTTCCCCCTGTTTGAGAAAAGGGCGGCTCGCGCCGCCCCTATTACTCAGTTCTGACCAACCGCCACGCCAGACCAATACATGCCGGACTTCGTCGCGACAGCCTTGATGGTATCGCCCGTTGCAAGCGTCGGCTTGCTGGACGCCGAATACGTCAATGCGGTATCGCTGAAACGCGGGTCGCTGCCGTCCGTGGTGTACTTGATGACCGCGTCAGTCGTGTCCGAAGTGATCGTTGCAACATTCGTTGCAATCACGATCGCGGGCGTTGCCGCAACGGTAGACGCCGAGCAGCCGACATAAATACCGTCCGCTCTCGTGGGCTTCACGAATGCGTCGAACATCACGCGGCCTTCCACCAGATCACCGGACAGGCCGGGCGGGTCGGAGTGGATCTTGTAGTCGTTCAGCTTCATCGGCGAGATCGCCGCGTCCTTCAGGACGATCATGAAATACACATCCGACGGGAAATAGCTCTTCGGTACCTTCTTGACGGGCATACCGTCAAACTCGCCCACAACGCCCTCGACAAGTGCCTTCGTGCCGATGCCCTCAAGCTTGACATACTCGTCGCAAAGCTTCAGCGCCTTATAAAGGTCGTTGCGGATGTACAGCGTTCTGCCGTTCTGCGGGACGAACATATCGTCGAGCGCGCAGGTCGCATCCATGATGATACCGGCAATCGTGCTCTTCGTCGGCGCCGCCGTCAGCGCAATGTGCTGGCCGGCCTTTGTCGCCCAGGTCTTGAAGCGGTATTTGTCGATGAACGGGGTCACAACTTCGCGCATCTCGCGTTTCAGGCTCGTTGCAGCCGTCTTGATGTTGAACTGCTCTTTTGCGTTGCCCTTGTCAATGGTGTAGGTGAACGCTTTGTCCTGCTTCATCTGGAACTCATAGATGCTGTCTGCAAGCTCCTGCGGCGTGCCGTAACGGTTCGAGCCGGAACGGGTGTAGTCGTTGAGCGGGGACGTGTGCGCTTCATAGACCTTCACGGTCTTCACGCCGACGAACTCCATATCGAGATCCTTCGAGAAGGAGCTCTGCGTCAAAGAATCCTGATAAAATCTTTCCTGTACCTTATCAGAATACTTTTCTGCAAGGTTGATGGTTTTAGACATTCTTTACCTCCTGTCAATCGTCGCTAAACAGGTATTCGAGGAACGGGTCCTTCGCCGTCTCCTTTCCTTCTGTTTTCGCGGAACCAATACTTTTCTGTTTGTTTTTCTCGTTCTGTTTGAGTGCGTTGAGGCTCTCCTGAAGCTTCCGGTTGCTTTCCGCAAGCTGCCGATTCTCGTATCTTCCATACGCGGAGACAAGCGTCTCGCCGCCTCTCACGTCGTCCCAGACCTCTTTCGGAATCTGTCCGGGGTCAACGTCCTTGTAAACCTTCAGGAACCGCTCGATATCCTGTTGGCGTGCAAGTTCCTGCTCCTGCTGGCCTTTGTTCTTCGCCGCCTCGAGCTGCTCCGTTCTGGAAAGCCGCTGCTCTGCGTCCTCCCGTAAAACGCGCTCGTGTGCCGCGTCCCGGCTCAAGCCCTGCGAGACATAAGCGTTTTCCCGCACCGACTGCAAAAATGTGTTCCTGTCTGTGCCGGATTTCTGAGCTGCCGCGTCCAGTAGCCCGATAATCGCCTCGTTGTCCTGCTTGAACTTCAAAAGCTCTGCGTTTTCCTGCTGTAAGTGGTCTCTCTGCTCTAAAATGCGGTCGTGGTTCAGCCCCTTTTGGGCAAGCTCCGTGACCTCCTGGCGGTTCACCTTCCGGATTTCCTTGTTGAACTTGAGATCAAACAGTTCTTCCGGTTCTTCCTTCTGTTCCTTTGTGGGCTCCGCTTCCGGTTGCCCCGCCGGTTCTTCTGGTTCTTCCGAAGGCTCCTGTTCTTCTTCGTTCGCTTCGGCTACTTCTTCGCTGGTTTCCTCTTCGGTCTGGTTGCCGTCGTCTTCGGAAACAAGATCGCTCAGATCTACGCCGAATTCTTCATCCATAAACTCGTTCATTTTCTTCCTCCTGTTTTTGGCTCTGGTAGGCCATATTCACGGCTCTGGTAGGCCGCTGTTTACTCAAAATCCGTAATACGGGGTAATTTCCTCCCACACGGAGGGCTTCTTTGCCGCGAGCGTCGCGACAAGTTCGGAATACCGTTCGTTGAAAAAACTCGCCATCGAATCGTTTTCGCCCAAAAGAAGGTGCGCTGCCAATCCGTAGGGCATGATCCCCTGCGCAATGACATCGTCGAGCCCGATCTCGTCCGTAAAGTCCTTGATCTCCGGGCACACTGCCCGTTTTCCGTCCTCTCCTGTCTGGAACGTGTCGGAATACGGGAAAAGCTCGTGCCGCAGAACGTTCAGAATGCTGATCGTCCGCATCCTGTATTCCTGCGTATCTTGCGTTGCTGTCGCACCGCTTGACTCGTTCTGCTCGTCCATCAAGTGGATCGCTCTGGAAAATACCCATTCAGGCGTTGTCATAGAATCCTCCTAGAAATTCAGGTAGCTGCTGTCCGCTTCCCCGCCGGTCATGTAATCGCCGTAACTTTCCTCGTGCTCTTCTTCGTCTGCAATGACCTGCTGTTCCGGCTTGAGCGTCCGAAGCTGCGCGTAATACCGAAGCGCGTCCGGCGCGTGAGTTATGTCATGCGGTTCTTTGGCGCAGTCCGACGGGTTCTTCTCGTCGTGCTGAATCGCCATCAGATCGTCAATAATCCCCTTGCAGGTGTTGAACACCAAAAGCCCCGGCTTTCCGTCGTTCATGGGCTTGAGCAGTTCCTTGACTGCCATCCAGCCCGCCACACGGGAATTATTCGCTTTGACAACCGGAAGCCCGCTTTCTGCAAACAGCTGCGCCATCGTCTTACCGGTGTCTTTCAGCGTCGACCACATATCCGGCGGTGCAATCGTATACTCCACTCTCTCCACGGGCGGCGTCGACACAATCGCCGCATTCGCCGCCTGCGAAACAATCAGCCTCGATTCGTTATACTCCCGGTACAGATACGCCCTGCCGTTATAATCAACTGCAATCCACAAACACGCGAACATATCCAGACCGTAGTCAAACGCCCGATACTTCGCCCAGCCGGACGGAATCGCAAACGGCTGGATGACGTGCGTCTTGATCGTAAACTCCGGGAAGAATCCGCCGGACAGCGCATCCCAGTCGCCAAACCGGTGTGCCCTTCTGACATCCTCCGGCAAAAGGTTCAGTGCGTTTACATAATCCGGAGAACCTTTCAGCAGGTCAACGTTGTCCTCGACCGTCGCTTTCAGAAACAGATAATCGTCCGGGTTTTCTTCCGGAAGAAAATCTCTCGTGACAAAGATCCGCTTCACCCACTGGTGCCCGACGCCGCCGGGGTTACATGTCAGATACACCCGTTTTGGAAAAGGCGTTGCACCACGGCAGCATGCCGCGATACCGCGAAATTCCTGTTCGGTGAACTGCGTCGCCTCTTCAATGAAAATCCAGTCGTATTCCTGACCCTGATATTTGCCCGTGACTGCCGAGCCGTAGCCGTCCATGTTGCCAAATTTGATGCTCGACCCGTTGACAAACGTCAGCAGATGCTTCTGCACGTTGTATGTAGCCAGGCTTTCCGGAATCAGCTTGAGAATCGGGTCTATGACGGAGTTTTCCAGATCTTCATATCTCCGTCTGATAACCAGTATCCGAAGCCCCGGATACTCAATGCAACCACCCACGGGCTTTCTCTGCGTGCACCACGACTTTCCGCCGCCTCTCGCGCCGCCGTAGCACGTGTATTTCACCCGGCTTTCAAAGAACCGCCTCTGCGGCTCGCTGTTCGGGCAGCCAAGATTCAGCGTGATCGCTCCGCCCTTTGCTGTTTGCTTTCTCGCCATAGCGCCCTCCGCCCGTGCTCACCTTGACGCCCGGATTGCTCCGGGACGCCAAAGTAAGGAGGATTGAAACGTTGGCTCGCCGCCAAGGTCAACACGGGATTTTTGAAAAATTTGAGATTCGATTTGTGCAAAGGGGTTCGCCGTTTTTCTCCCACCCCTCCCAATGAATGGGAAAAGCTTTGGAAGGGCATGCATGGGGGAGCTGGATATAACTATACATACAGGGAAGCGCGCCCCCTGTTTTTCCGCCACCCCTCCCATTGCCAGATCGTTCGTGGGAGGGCTTACCCGGAAGCGCCTTCCCGCGCGCATGCCCTCAGAAAAAACGCGCGGGGGCTTATAGGCCTGCGAGCGCCGCCCTTATCGCCCCTCGAGCCATGCAGCCCGCGCCCAGCCGTGCCCGTCATTATGCCGAATGATAATTGACAGTAATATAACTATGTCTACTACATAGCATAAAGTTGCGCATTTACCTATAAACTCGGCATGCTCCTAACTATTTGCGAAATACGAACGCAACAAAATGGATATTTGGTGGCGTTGACTACTTGAAAGCCGTTTTGGACCCGCCGAACTCAATATTGATCGTCAACTCGCCCGAGCTTTTGCCGTCCTCGGCCTTATCGATCATCTTACAGCCGTCGAAGTCCTGCTTATTGGCAAAGATGCTCTTTGACGAGTTCGGGCCGGACCAGCCCGGAGCCGTGTTGTACTGCCCGCGAATCCAGGTAGCAAACTTTTTTAGCTCGCGCGCCACGTCCATTTTATTAGCTGGCGGATTTTTGATCGCCTTTGACACGCTCTCGGCGTCCATGCCGATTGTGCCGCAGAAATGCCACCAATCCGCTTTTGGATACTCGCCGGTCTCGACCTTATGTTTGTAATCGTTGATCGCCGTCACTGTCTGCTTGTAAGACAGCGGAAACACTGCTTTGCCAGCCATATAAGCCCACCTCCCCGAACATTTCGCCGCAAAACCTATGCGCCCGAAAAATCTCTTTGCGTGGAGATTCAAACGGGAAATTCGGAAACGAAGTTTCCGATTTCCCTTATTGAATCTCCCCAGATGTATATATACCACAGATTTTTTGACCACCAATAAAAAGCCATTTATAACTTCCCAAAAATATTGATTTTTGCCCATCAAAAAGGCTTGAAAATACAGGCCAAACCGTGATTTGAAAAAGTTTTATAAAATAGTGGGCGCAGGGTCTTGACAAAAATAATCAGAATCTTCCAGCTGCGAAATCAGGCTGCGCACGGGCGTAATCGAGCCGCCGCATCTGGCCTTGTCCGTCATGTAGCATTTTAAGCACACTATAATACAATCCTCGCAAATACATTGCAAAAAATGCCCTCGAAAAAAAATTTTTGAAAAGGGCTTGACATATACGGTTTGCCCGTATATAATAAGGCCATACAGCAAAACAAAAAACAAACCCCAACACGGGGCAGGAGGAAATAAAAAATGAAAGCTACTATTTATGCAAACTACGGAATGCTCGCAGCTGAAAAGCGCTGCATCTACACCACGGCTGAAACCGACGCCACCGTCTCCGAGCCGCTTGACGTCGTCATTCCCGAGAAGTTCGCCCCGGCGAAAAACGCTGCTGGCGAAATCGTCGTCACGCTGGACGGTTACAATTATCGCTTGCAGGATGTCCTGTGCGGCGACGAACAGCCCTGCATCATGGTCCCGGGATACACCACCAGATACGAGCGGCTTGCTCGTGCCTAAGCCAAAGCGAGGGAATCCAAATGCCAACTGATGCACAGAAACGCGCCCGCAACAAGTGGGACGCGGAGAACCGCACCGTGATCGGGTGCAAGATGCGGCGAGAAGACGCGGAAGCGTTTAAAGCCGCCGCGCAGGAAGACGGAACAAACCCCAACGAGCTCTTGCGCGGCTGGATCGGGGACTACATGAGCAGGGAGGTGACGACTATGACAACCGAGCAGATCCAGGCGCTGGCGACGATCTTTGCGATCTGCCGCAAGGCAACAAATACACGGAGCCAGAGCGACATTGACAACGCGCAACGTTACCCCATCAAATGGGCGACCATTATGGTCCGCAAGCTCCACGCGATGGGCAAAGCCACCGAAGAGATCGACCGCGCGATTGCCGAGCAGTACGGAAAAATCGACATCGACACGTTTACGGCCAACTTTGACAAATGCCTAACGCTCGAGCAGCAAGGCGTTTGGAGCCTTGCATTTTACAAGGCGATGCAATAAAAAATCCCCGATGCCAGACCGGCACCGGGGTATCTTTATTTTATGTCGTTTAGTCTTCCAGCGTTTTTTGCAGGTTGTCCACGATCTCTGCAAGCTTTGCTTCCTTCTTCTTCGGGTCTTTCTCTGCGATATAGTCTTTCAGCATCGCGAGCAGGAACCGAACCCAGCTTTGAAACTGCTTATCTGTCATTCCCATCTTTAATTTCCCTCCTTACTGTATTTAATATACTCTTCCATTGCCTGCCGAAGTACTGTGTTCACTCTGTCTCCATTGGCTGCGCAGGTCTCCCGGAAGGCTTCCAGCAGATCGCGCCGAACCTTCACTGTTTGATATGCCATATTCTCGGCATCCCACTTTTGATTCGCTCGGCGCTGAGCTTCAGATACTGCCATCTCATCACCTCGCTTACATACTATCACAATATGATATGCGTTGTAAAGTATAAAATGCACGAAATATGCGTTACAACTTTGTGCATCCTGCATATTGACTATATGCGTTACAACGTGTATTATTGAGCCATCAAATCAAATACAACACCGCCGAGGAGGAAACGACATGACATACTTCACCAACATTCACACGCTGGACGAGCTCAAGAAAGAATATCGCCGCCTTGCCTTTGTGAACCATCCCGACCGGGGCGGAGACGTCGAGACCATGCAGGCGATCAACACCGAGTATGAGACGCTGCACGAGATCTTAAAGAAGCAGCACAATGCAAGCGCCGACGAATACCACCAGACGACCGAGACCCCCGCCGAGTTCATCGAGATCATCAACGTGCTTGTCCGCATGGGCGGCTTGGAGATCGAGCTTTGCGGCTCCTGGCTCTGGATCGGCGGCAACACCCGCGAGAACAAAGACGGCCTGAAAACTGCTGGCTGCCGCTGGAGCAATAATAAGAAGCTCTGGTACTGGCACCACGAAGAGCCCGGCAAGCACTGGCGGCGCGGCAACTCCACCATGACCGACATCCGCCGGAAGTACGGCTCTCAGGTCTACACCGCTTCCGGCGAGTCCACCAAATACGAAAAGATCGGGGCAACGGCGTAAGCCGTCCCCTAATGAACGGAGGGAAAACAATGAAAAGCATTTATCCGATCATCACACGTGAAAAGCAAGCAGCTTTTGAAGCCCAAGTCGGCACCACGCAGAAAAACGAAATCCCCTGCATCTGCGGCTATTGCGGCAGAGCCTGCCGCCAGATGGGAGACAGTGCAAACCGCGCGCTCTGCTCCGGCTGCCCACTCGCTACTTTTGCGAGGGATGCGCAATGAGCTACCACGATCTCTTGCATCAATACGGCCACGAACAGCCGCAAGCCGAAACCCGTGTCTACATCTTCGCGCAAGCCCCCCAGAAACTCACCACGCCCGACGAAGTCGCGTACCGGGATAAGACCATATCGCAGGACATCAAACGGCTAGAGAAGCTTATAGACGATCTCAAGGACTACCGCCGCGCCCTTGCTTCCCGGTATGCCGAGCTGGAAACCCTGCCTTATACGTACCTTTTGAAGCTCGAGCGCGTCCCGCATTGGAAAGGCCATATCGAGTACGTTATCACACTGACAAAGACGCTTTCCGACGGCACGAAAACGCAGGACCTGCGCGAAGTCTTCCCCGGCAAAGACCGCCGCGCCGCTTTTGCAAGAGCCGCAGAGTTACGCCGCCAACGCCCCGGCATCCCTTACGAAGAAGACATCGCCCGCCGCTCGTGGGAATAAAAGAGAAGCTGCACCCGGTTTGGATGCAGCTTTTGCTTTATGCTCTTCCGATAAGCTCGTTAAGCGACACGCCGTATTTGTAATATCTCCCCATCATCTGCCCGAACTCCCGAACCCATTTTTCCCGCGTTCCGTCTCCTCGAGCGAGCTGACCACTTCCAGTTCCGGCAGGATGCAGGGCAGTATAACAAGCTGCGAGATCTTATCGCCCCTACAGACCTTGTAAGGCTTGCTTCCGTGGTTGTAGAGCTTGACCATGATGCTTCCGGTGTAGCCGACGTCGATGACCCCTTCGCTTGTAATTCCATGTTTGACGTTCAGACCGCTTTTGCTCTTGAGAAATCCCACGGTGTTTTTCGGCAGCTGGACATGCACGCCTGTATCAAACAATTCGCTTTCTCCGGGGTAGATGTAAACGTCGTCGCTCGCCGAATACAGGTCAAGCCCTGCGTCGTATTCATGCGCCCTTGTGGGCATGATCGCCCACGGTTCCAAAACAATTTTCATTTGTCCCACCAATCCTTGATCGTATCGTTCCGTTCGAAAAACGGCTGAAAGAACGACCCGCAGAGCTTCTTAAAGCTCGAATCGATTCTGTGAATGGCTTCGTCAGATTCCGGCTTTCCCTGCCATGCCACGCCGTATTCCTTCTCGAGTTCTTGCATTTTCTGCAACAACTGATTTGCCTTTGAAGGGCTTTTGAGCATCCCGAGCTCATGCGCCGCAACGAATAGCAGGTCGATCGCCTTCTGCATCCCCGCTTCCATTCCTGCGTTCAGGTATGCCGCGTTGCTGCTCCGGATACGCTTCGCCAGATCGTTCATAGCTGTATCTCCCTCTCACAAGAAAACAGTTCCATCGGTGACTTGTCCATTGTCTGTGATTTCTACCTCCATTTCGTCAGATAGTTTCACACGGATTTCTGCCAGCTTTGCACGAAATGGCGCAAATGACGAGTTATAGCAGTCGCATACAATGTAGTCTCCATCAAAACGGAACGTGTTTTTGTGGCAGTCCTTGTACTCTGCATTCCTGTTGCAGGTTGAAAGCTTTGCCCATCGTCCCTTCCAGTCCGGAGCTTTGATTTTGTAATCAGGATACGCTTCCTGAAATGCTGCATACTTTTCCGGGAATAAACCCCGTAGCTGATGCAAAAACATCGGAACGGTTTTGTCCTGATAATCCCGAATGACGCCGCCCATCATTGCTCGTGGGATAAAATCGCAAATTCTCTTGATGTTTTCAGGCGTAAGTTTATCTGCGCTTATGTACAGTTTGTTTGTGCTAAAATGCGGGTCATCGCAACGGATTCCCCCGCCGAATTCCTCCAACCATATATAAGGAACGGTGAGAAAAGCGTCTTCTCCTATGCGTGTAATCAAATTGGTTGATGGATATTGCAATTTCCCATAAGCTGGATTCGTTCTGGCTTCTTTCTGAACCCGTAAAAATGCCTTTGACCGTTTTGTTCCACCATCCACAATTGTGATCTCACCGTTGGGGCATCTGACGCCAAATAGTGTTGTTACGCAAAAACACTTTCCATTTTTATAGGCAGAGCATTCCTCGGCGCGGTTGCAGCGGATGTATTCAGCTCTTAACCTACAATCCCTGCTACCATCTCCGTATAAATGCGCGCAAATGCAGTTATCGTTCACAGTTTAACCCCCCTTATGTACTTGTCAAAATACGTCACAGCTACCGCCATAGCCGCCCACATGTCCACTGCGAACCCGTAAAAGAAACCGGGGTTCTTCTTTGTTCCCTTGCCGTAGTTCGGCTGTCCGGGCGCGTAGCGGTCGACGAGGGCTTGCCGGATGTTCGCATCCTTCGCCTGCGAGTGTCCGCACAAGTAAAGCTTTTCTTCTCTCCGGTAAATCTTCTGAGGTGGGTGGCTCACGCCGTATAACGTCGCAAACTCCCAGAACCGGCCAATCCAGAAACAGGTGTCGAACACTTCCTGCCCAACCGGCATGCCCATTCCCGCCACCATCTCGATTGCCAGATGGTCATATGGACTGCAAAGCACGTTGTACATATCGTCATTCGGAATCTTCCCCACGTCCAGCACTTTCCGGATTTCCTGCCCGTCGTGCTCTACGAGGACATACCCGGATTCCATATTCCCCGGGTCAATCGCCAGTATCGTTCCCACGCTTCGCCCTCACTTTCCAAAACAGTTCGTTGTAAGTGTTATACCGCTTCTGAATGTCCGTGCTTGCAATGTCCGGGTGAAATTTCAGCCACCATTCGTACATCCCGCATGTCTGCATCTCCGGGCATCCGCACCGATAAACGCAGTTTGGCACCAGAACGTCCGAAATCTCCGGCTGCACCTCATGCAGAGCTGTTTTGAAATCCTCGGCATACGCGCGCGTCTCCGGGTCTGCCTGACGGCATAACCGCTTGCGCATGGTATCAATCAGATTTTGAATATTTGGGTCCCCAATAAAATCAACCCTAGCGTCCTGAGGCGCCTTATTGCGGTCGTACTTCGATTGCCTGTCGTTTCTCTGGGAATCAACCCGGCTTCTCCAAATATGGGTCTTCCAGTGCATGGCGACCCAATATTTAATATCTTTCCATCGAAATTTGATGATAATATCTCGGATTGGGTCATGCTCTGCGATTAGGATTGCCCTTTTCCATTCAGCACTCGGTTCGTGCCCAAGAGGCGGCTTTTTTACAGTTGCCCGGCAATCGTTTACAACTTCTTGCCAGTCTCCTTTTACTTTGATGATTTCTGTCTTCAAAATTCCCTCCTATACAAAACTCCAATGCTTCCCGCAAGCCTGTTTATACCGCCCATGTGCGCAATTTGAGATATTCGCACGGCTGATTCCGGTTGCTACACTTGCCGCCCTAATGCTGGAATAAATTTCGCCAGTATCATCGCAGCGGACCTTCTTGCGATTTTTGATAGCTGCAAGTTCTGTTATGGCCTCCATTTTTTCCTTTGAAAAATGCTTATCAAGAACATCGAAACGGTGCCGCTGGTTTTCGCTCAAAGTGCACCATTCTAGGTTCTCAACTCTATTATTCGCCTTGTCTCCGTCGATATGGTTGACTTGCGGCTTTTTCTCCGGGTTTGGAATGAACGTTTCAGCTACAATACGATGTACTCTTCGGTACCCAGCTCTTCCTAGCCCAACGCCCAGATATTTCCCTCTGCTGCCAAACGGTTTCAGAATCTTACCAGTCTTATCGTTTCTGATTTGCCCATCTCTGTTGACGCTATATCCCGAAGCGTCTTGAATCTCCTGCCAGTCGCCCTTGATGTTTGTAATGTGTGTGTTCATCGCGGAGTTGTCTTTCCTTTCATTACACACCTCGGCAGCACCAGCACTATTTTCCGTGATGTACTTCTCGAAGTTTTCCATTCTTTTGGCGCACCAGTCTGGATTCTGCGCCATAATCATTGTGGTGTATCTGGCAGCGTCTGTTAGGCTCATCCTTTATTCTTCCCTCCGTTCTCCGTAGCTGCAATACCCGTCAGGCTCCGGGTCTGAAAGCCCTCTCCGATCTGCGCAGTACGGGTCATTTTCTTCATTCCGACGGAAATTCTTGCAATCTTGGCAACGCACTACCGATACAGCATCAACGGTGGGTGCGTAATCAAGCACGTCGTTGACACGCCCGAAATCTTCTTCCGTATCAAACATATCTTGGGTGTATGTCCGCTTCGCATCGTCCGCGTCAATCAACCGCATCGTCAAATCCTCCACCATCTTCGCCCCGCAGTTGGGGCAGTACTTGTAATTCAGAAGGCTCACGTCATCATCCGTCTCGAAACACCATTCTTCACCGCAAATGGAGCACTGGATTGTTGTGAGGCTGTTCCAATCATCGTCAGATCGCAGCCATTCCCCATTGGAGCAGTCGCGCGTATCGCACGCATACTTGCAAGTCTTGCAGCTCCGCGCATCCGCAAGGTCTGCTAAAGCCGCGTCCCTCTCGGCTTCTACCTTCGCATTCTCGGCGGTCAGGCGCTCGATGAGCCGAGCCGCCGCAATGCTTTTAACCGTCTCGTAGCACTCACAGCCAATGGCGCTACGCTGTGCCATCTGCTCGCCGCATTGCCTGGAGCACGCAAAAAAATGGATGCACTCTTCACAGGCTCTTTCAGGATTTTCTTTAGGTGGCATTATTCTCCCTCCTCCGGCGCTTCCGGCAGCGGCATCCAGTGGGTGATGTTTTTTCGCGGAGCAAGCCCGTCTGGGCGAAACACGGCTTCTTTATCGGATACCAGCCGCCGCAGTGTTCGGACGATCATGTTCCCGCGCCGGTCTAACACAAGTACAGGCACTTCAAGTTCTGGCATCCGCTCTGTCACCGGAATCCACCGCTGTTTCTCCCGCAGCGCCGCATTCTCGGCGGTCAGGCGCTCGATCAGGTCGGCTGCGTCCAGACCGACCTTATCAATGTCGCAGCTTGTCCATGTATCCGTTTCCAACTTCTCTTTGAGCCGCCCGTTCAGCTGTTCTTTCTTCCAGTATGGGCACTGCTCGCAGTTACTTGTATGGTCGCCCGGTGTAGACGTGCACCGCAGCGCCTGAACGATTTCTTTTCCTGTCATGTCGTCTCCTCCCAAAATTCGTTGAACTTTTTTCCGGTAATAATTGGGCGGCACCATTCGCGCTGGAATCTCCGCCAGTCAGAACCGTACTTTCCATCCTCTCCGCGAAACAGCATGGCATACGGCACGAATCCAGCACGCATGGTCTGCGCCAGGCGCTTTTCAGCGTCCTCAAAGCTGTCTCCGTCGTAGCCGCACAGCACATAGCAGCACATGGAATGGCTGGCTGGTCGAAAACCTGCCATTCGCAGTTTCTTCCCCATATCCATCAGCGGTTCAAGATCATCCTTCGTGTCATACGCTGTGTAAAGCCGCGCTGGTTTTACTTCATGCAGAAGTTCCGCTTGCCATTGCTGCAATAGCGCCGGTTCTAAGCCGCCCGTAAAAATCGCCCTGTGTTTCTGCCTTTTAAGCATGTCACAAACTGCCCGAAAATGCGTTTCTGACGTTCCCAGAATGTTATCATCAAGGATGTTCCAGCCGTCCACGATCGGAAGCTCCCGAATTACGCCATGCGCGCAGCGCGGTACGGAGCAAAACCAGCAGTCCTTTGTGCATCCGCGCGAGGTAAAAATCATCCCATCGCGTAGATACAGCCCAGGCGTAAAGTCGCCCATACGATCATCAAATGCAGGTCCTCCGACCTCCACCGGAACGCCGAGAATTTGCCATGCGTAATATAAGTCCTCGGCTTTTTCGAGATCCCATGTAAACGTGACGGAGATATGTACTGACGTCACGCCTGCTTTGATGCAGTCCGATATGTTCTCAATCGTCGGCTCACAGAAGAACGCCAGCACATCAGTCGGCGAAGCGTTTGTCTTTCGTGGAAATACACGGGCAATCGCGGTCTGCTCTAAATCGCTCACGTCACATCGCCCCTCCTATTTTCCGTTTCCCTCTTGCCGCCCTCCGGCAATTTCTCGCCCCTCCGCTGGTCATCTGGCTTATGTCGATGATCTCGGCGCGCCTTCCGTAGCTTTTCAGCCGTTCTCCCTTCACGGCGTTCCAAGCCTCGCAGGACGCGCTGCAACCGGCTTTCCGGTTGGGGCAGTCCTTCGCGCACGGTCCGAAATTATTCATTCCTTCCTCCTGACCTGCACCGTCACTTCCGCCTCCCAGCATTCCGGTGCGCGGATGACGATCTTCTTGTCTCTGCCTTCTTCCGGGTCGCGGACGCTGACCAGATAAAACGTCATGTTCTTGTTCTTCTGCGGGTACTTCTTCGCCCGGATAGGCCTTCCCAGCTCCGGCATCAGCCGGGGATAGAGACCGGAAATGATATCCGGAATGACGATCCAAGTATTCATGCCCCATCCCCCATCAGCTTCTGAATCGCCGCCCGCTGCACATCGGACAGCTCGTCCCCGTGGTGCTGCACGTTGTACCCCGGCTTCTTCCCCGGCTGTGATGGCGTGCCCTTCTCATGTTCTTTCGATTCCCACGTCAAGAACTTCTGCTTCCAGTTCCGTACGGGATCGCCCTTCCCGTCGACCCAATTTCCGGCAGAATAATAGTCGAAAAATTTCTGTGCCAGATTCGGGACTCCACGCTCCCTCGCGTATGCGGAAACCTCTTCCAACGTAGGTGGTATAAATTTCTTACGTTTCTTCTCAGAAATAGAACTACTCTCTTTTCTATTTCCATTTCCATTTCCTAAAGGTAATACCGTGGTATTACCGCAAGCACTACCATCAGCCATACCAGAGTTATCATTTTCTTTGTTCCAACGCTTGCTGATGTTCTCCCTTTGACGCTGGCAATGCTTGTCCCGTTTTTCGATTTCAAGCTCCATCCGGCGATTGAAGTACTTGCCGTCCTCATCCTTCTGGAACTTGCTCATAACCTCGTCTGACGGCTTTTTGACAGCCCGTATGATTTCCTGCATCGTCATATGCCCGCGCTCTCTTTGGAGGCACAGGAGCGTGATATACTGCCCACGCTCCCGCATATCCATCAAGGCACAGCCGGATAGGAAATCCGACGTGTAAAACAAGACGGCAGGGTCTTTGTTGTTTGCCATCCCGCCACCGCCTTAGAACGGCAATTCTTCGCCGTCATCTTCGTCCATCATCGTAAACCCGCCGGGGTTTTCCGGGTTCTGCGGTTCGGTGTTTCTCTTGCCTTCGCCGAAGTAAACGCGGTTCGCCACGACCTCTGCCGATCGGCGCTTGTTTCCGTCCTTGTCCTTCCAGTCTCTGAGCTGCAACCGACCATCTACGACAGCCATGCTGCCCTTGAAGAAGTATCCGCTGACAAAATCCGCTGTTCCCTTCCAGGCGACGCAGTCAATGAAATCCGTCTCTTTCTCTCCGCCCTTCGGCGTGAGGTCGCGGTCAACCGCCAGCGTGAAGGATGCGACCGAAGTTCCGTTCGGCGTCTTTCTCAACTCCGGGTCTCGAGTCATTCTGCCCATAATAACAATGCGGTTCAGCACTTTTCGTCCTCCTTTTTGGCAGTTTCCCGCTTCCCAAAGTAGACTTCCAGGACGTCCTCGAAACGATACGAGGGCATCTTCTTATACGATTCAACGAGCATATCGAGCATCAGGCACTTCTTCGCCAATTCCTCATACTTTCCCGTACTCAGTTTTACATAGGATTCCATAATTACGTTCCTTTCTTATAAATCAGTTTCGTTTCCTCCCAATCGGGATATTTCATCTTGAGATACCGCCTGATATACTCTCTCAGGCTTTTGCGCTTCGGTGATTGGTCAAATGCCACATGGCAGCTATCGCATAGCGTCACGATGTTCTCTTCAATTCCAAGCCCGCCCTGCGAGCGTGGGATGTAATGACACCACGGATTGCCGGGGCGGAGGCAGACGATGCAGCGCCCGCCGTCGCGCGCCCAGACAACTTTCTTAACCTTCTCAGGTATCTTTGTCGCCTTCGTTTCCTTTCTCATCCTGCCTCCATTCCAGCGCCATACGCTCGAGTTCTTCCGGTGGCAGCGTCTCAATTCCTTGTTGTTTGCAGTCCTCAACGACCAGATCAATGAGCCGCGCCATCTGCTTTGTGTCGTAGGTGCTCGAGCCGTAGTAGCAAATGACGTTCGTGCAGCCCGGAATTTTTGACGCCATGATCTCCGTGCAGCGCCCGAGTCCGTGCGATTCCCAGTCCTCCCGAAATCGCTTGACCGCTGCGTCCGGAATACAGATCGTATCGGAGTTGTCGCCAACGTCCGGGATATAGTGCCGGTAGATTTCTTCCGGCGGCGCACCCACCTTAACCGAAAGCTTATTGCAAAGCACCCAGAGATATCGGTTTGCATCCAAGCTCCGCTTCTTGCGGAACTCCTTGATCGTGACCGTGTACTTCTTCTGTGGGTCAATCTCCCCGGCAACCATCTGGGCTTGTCCGGGCATCTCTGGCCGTAGTTTCAGCCAGCTACCCGCCGCGTCCATGCTCCACGAAGCTTCAACGACATTCAGCTCTCTCATGCCTTACTCGCGCAGTTCCAGCAAAGGCATCTGCCAAAGCGCTTTCTCGTCTTCTCTGCCACTGCCCTTGCACTGAATTGTGTACCGCCCTCAACAATCTGTGTGATCTCGCTGCCGCAGTCCGCACAAATCAGAGCCTTTGTCTGTGTCTGTGCCTTCTCCTTTTGCGGTGTGGTCTGCCTCTGGTATTCTTCCGTGTCGGCGTCCTTTGTATCGTCAATCGCGAATAACCCGTTGAGCGCATATTTCCTCGCGTAGGATGAAGCTGTGCCGGTAATCTGCGGCTCGTCCATGCCCTTTTTGTTCTCCGGCTCACGGGCGAAGGCTGTCGTAACGACCTTGTTTTCTCCGTCGGACAGTTCAGCCGTTGCCATGACATAAACACGACCTCCGACTTCCGCGATGCTGTCAGAAATCGTAAGCGTACAGCCAACGGCTTTCAGAAGCGGCTTGACAGCCTCCAAAATGCTCTCACAGCTGCGGTATTTGTAGCCGCCAAAGTTGTTTGTCTTATCCTTCGGTGCTTTCAGTTCTGCCTGAATCTGAATCAGTTTCTCGTTGATCGTCATATAACCCCTCCAATTCCAATCGGCACCAATAGCCGCGGGCAAACTCGTTGACAATATATTCCCCTGTCAATCTGCACTGTTTCCGGCTGTAGGTCTCAAAAAACGGGCAGAACTGGCAGCAGATGTGGTCCTGATCAAAATAGACGCTGACGCGCGTTTCGACCGGAATATAATCAACGCCGGAACGTCCTTTTTTCATAGCCCAGTTCCTCCAAAATGTGCCTTGTGCCAAGTGTTTCTACCAGAACAGCGATAATCTGGTTGTTCGGGTCACGGTCCTCTCTGTCTGTCAGATCAGCCATGTTCCCTTCGTCTCCGACCCAATACTCGCCGCCCTCATAAATTTCATTGCCGAACACATCGTACATGCACGGCGCTTGCTGCTTATCTTTCATCATCCACCAACCTGTATCTGGCATAGCTCGTGTCCTCGCCATACCGGTTCTTGCTCGTTTCCGTTTCCTTCTTGATCTCGTAGCCCTCACGCTTGAGGTCAAAGATTCTCGCTCCCAGACGCATACAGCTGATGTCCCGAATCGCTTCGAGCTGCGTAATGCTTCCGAAGTCGCGCATGTACTTCAAAACCCGTTCAGCCTGCTTCATATCTACCTCCAAAGCTGCGTGAAGATCGAACTGAAAACAATCTCGCGATACGTGACCTTCGGCGGAGCTGGCTTCGGTTCTTCGCATGTCGCAGCATGCAGCTTCTCAGCCGCCGCCTCATACTCGACCGCAAACCATCTCTGCCAGTTAATGCAGTGACAGTCTCCTCTTCCGGTCGTGCACGTTTTACACGGATAAATCATCTCACGCCCCCGTAAGCACCGCGCCGACGAAGAAGCACGCCGCCGCACCTCCAAGCGTGACCGCCGCCCGGAACAGGCCGAAGCCCAGCATAACTGCCGTACCGCCCAGCAGCATACACGCCACAGAGAAGCAGGCCGTTTCCGCGATCTTCATCAGGCTCTTTTGCCGCTTGCGAAGCCGCACGATCTCATCCCACCTTTCGCCAAGCTCGCGCTCCCGCGCCGCCCGGTGGTTTAACTCCGTGATAATCTCAACGTCACTCATTTTCTCATCCTCCTTAAATAATCTTCCTTGCCGAGTGGGGCTTTTCTGTTTGCTGCATAGCCCTTGCCTCGCGTCCCATACAGAGCCTTTGCCGTGCCAAACGTAACTTTGCCTTTGCCTGTCAGAGCAAAGCGTGCGTTACTACGCCGTTGCCAATCCTTGCTTTACTTCGCCTTTGCCGCGCCAGTCCTGGCCGAGCCGTCCATCGCCCTCGCGTCGCTTATCCTTGCCTTTCCGTCGCAAACATAGCATCCCATGCCGCCGCGAAGCCAGCCTATTCTTTGCCTTTGCGAGGCACATCAAATCTCTACAGTGCCGTTGCCACGAATTGCATACCAAAGCCTTTGCGTACCCAGCATTGCACTACCAAGCCTTTGCTATGCGGAGCAGTCAATGCCACGCCATTGCTACGCTTTGCAACACCACGCCGTTGCCGTTCGATGCCTTTCTTCGCCGATCACTGCCATGCTTCTCCCTCGCGATACTATGCGGTTCATCGCCTATCCGTTGCTTTTCGAAGCGTTTCGAAGCGTTTCCTTTGCTCTCATAGCTTATCTAAGCCTTCGCTGTGAATCGTGCTGCCGTGCTTTGCCGTTGCGCCGCCGCGCTCAGCTATGCCCTCGCACTTAATCGAGCACTTCGTAGGCGAATCGTCCCTTTCCGGAGTTCCGCCACTGGCCAATGCCTCTGAGCCGTCCGTAATCCAGCCATTCCAGGACGATATCCTTGTGCGCCTTTTCATCCAGCATCGTAATTTCAAACTCGATCGTGCTGCCCGCCGGAACTTCCTCAGAATTCGCCAAGCTGACACGCTCGCCCTGCGGGGTCTGCGCTCTCAAAGGCCGCTGGCATTCGCCAATCTCGCCGTTGACGGAAATCGGGATGTGCCGCGGCTCGACGAAAATCAAACCGTCGATGATCTTCTTGTAAGCTTTCAAGCTCGAGCTCTTCGTGCTCTTGACTCTTGCCAACATACCGCATGCGTCCTTGAAAAAGCCCTTGATCTGATAGTCATACAAGACAGGGCACCCGTTCGCGCGGGGGAAAACCGTCATGCCCTTGTCAGCTACCACGTCCGCACCCAAAGCCGCGATCTCGTCTTCGATGGTAGAAGCGTCCGGCGCTTTCGACGCGATGAAATCCCGCGCCACGTTCTCATTGCTCGGCCACGTGCCAAGCACAGGCTCCAAAAATGTTAATCTGACTTTCATTCGTTTCAATCCTCCTAAATTTTACGGCTGGTGCCGTTTCCTCCGTTCCTTCCTCTGCGCTTCCCACTGATCAAGAACAGAGATGATGACCGGTCTGAGCTTCCGGGCGCTTGCCCGTCCGTTTAGTACATTGCTGATGTGGCTCTGCGTCACGTTACAGCAGTCTGCAAGATCGGCCTGCGTCATGTTCAGGTCGTGCAGCCTTGCCTTCACATAAGCGCCAAAGCTTCTTTTGCTCAATCTCTCGCCTCCCTTACCACGGGTAACAGATCATTTCCCGCACGTCGGCAATCGGGATAGACAAGCAGCGCATAAGCTTGAGCGTTTGCGGGAAGTAAGCCGTTGGGCTTTTATAGAGTTTCAGAAGTGTGGGCTTGCTCATGCCCGCATACTCACACGCCTTTTGGGTGCTTACCCCCTGCGCCTTGATTTCGCCCTGGATTCTTGCGGACAGGTTGTAATCAAGCGTCCGCTTTACCGCCGCCTTCGGCATGTTCTTCACCTCCCGCAAATAGTTCGTCGATCGTGCATTTGTAGAGCCTAGCAAGCCCTTTGTGATGTTTTCGTGCGATTCGGGTATCTCCGGTTTCCCATCTGTGAACCGCCGCTTGGCTGACGTGCATCTTTTTCGCAACTTCCGCCTGCGTAAGACCTGCATTCAGCCGGAGTTCTTTCAAATTCAACAATTCTCGCCCCCTGTTCCTCATAAATATGAGTAGTTTTCATTGACAACCCAAAGGAAAAGGTGCTAAGATAAGAATGCCAATCAATCTTAGCCCCGTTCCTAAGGGTCTTTACCTTCAATAACGCCGGTCACAAGTATCCAGCTGGATAGTGGCAATACCAGGTGAAAGGGGTGATCGCCTCTTGAAGAAATTCTTTAAGGCTATCATGCTATTTCACCGCGTCTCCGGGTAACGCTCGCCCGTAACCAAACGGAGTGTTTTCCCGATTTGATGCAGCGGTGGTGCAGGATACCGAAACCTGCGGGAGCCGTCCGTGTCCCAACCACACGGATGTGTTTTCCCTTCACGCTATCTTTGGTAAACGTACTTAAAAAGGAATGTTGCTATGGACTACACGGAAGCTCAGTTTTCTTTGCTGGACAAGCTGAACAAGGGCGTGTGCCTTGACGATCTGTCAGAGGAAGATCGCATGCTTCTTCATTTTCTGGACACGCGCGGTCTTGTGCAGCCCCGCGAAGACCTGCGCCCCGGATGGCTGACTCTCTCAGAGGAAGGAAAGCTTGCCCTACTCCGTCGAGACGCAGATATACGCGACAAACAGGAGCAGGAGGAGCGCCGATGCAGGGAAAAGGCGGAAGAAGCTGCCACACGCCGCACCGAACGCTGCGCAGGTTGCATAACGCAAATAGCGGTTGCGCTTCTTTCTGCGCTCCTCTCGAACCTCGACCGCATCATCCCTCTGGTTCGCCGCCTTTTGGGATTGCTTTGGACGTGGCTTCGTTCCCTCTTTTGACATCACATCACTCCTTACCAAGTACACGTATATAATAACTCATATCCTCGCGATTTGCAATAATAACATCGCGATTTTATGTGTTTTGTATAATTGCACAATTTATGAGGTTTCAATATGGACATTACGCTAGAGCGGATTCTTTCGCTCATCCCAAGAAAAGAAAATGGAGATTTTCAGCATGGTGCATTGAAAACATTCGCGAATTCCATCGGCTTGAAGAGCGGCAACTTGATTTCCGATTGGCTCAAAGGCCGTAGCGAATCATATAAGAACTACATCTACGAAGTTTCTGCCAAATATGGCGTCTCTGTTGCCTGGCTCAAAGGCGAGACAGACGAAAAAAATCCCCCCGTCCCGGAGGACGAGAGGGTTTTGAACGAGGATCTTATTTCGCGCCTGGTTTCTTTGACACCCGAAGAGATGCAGAAGGTTGACGCTTTTGTGCAAGGGCTCTTAGCAAATCGTTGAGCTGTCGCTTTTCGTTGTAAGATAGGCGCTCTATGTATTTGGCTGCTTCTTCGCGTGTCATTGGCGGTCTCCTTTCTTCGCGGCGTATTGATATTTTAGAACAGGTGTTCGTAAAATACAATATGCAAGATTCCACAAATTTCATATTCAATTTTCTACACGGAAATTTTGAATAAGTACAAATTATTGGACAGGGAGTGTGCTATATGAAGAAAAAGCGAAGTGTCCTGCTTCGCCCGGTCGCATGGATAGCAACCGTCGCACTAATTTATTGCATGGGAATGATTTCGAAACTGGTCTGTAATCTCGGGGTATGGGCAGTCAACGAATTTAGCCATCTCTCAATTGGCATGGTAATTTTGCTGGTCATTCTTTTCGGAAGTATCTACATCGGTATTTATTTCTACTCTGCCGTCTTACTTCCGCAGTTGCTTGTCTTTGTGTCAGATTTTATTTATCCATCAAATCACGCTTTTCGATATTACTTTGCTGGTGTTCTTGAGATAATCATCTGCGCAATTGCTGTGTTTGGCGGGATTCGTGGTTGGATTGTTCAAACCGGCAGTACAAGTATGTTCTGGTTTTACGCTGCTTACGTTCATTTCATTTTAGAAATGATAGTAATGATGCTTCATGGACGTTCAGCATCAGAAGGACGCCACGAGACAACAGCCGGCGGTTCTCAGTAATGTTGCCCCGCCGCCGAGCCACCGAGCGGCGGGGACTTTGTTTGCCAAGCAGTAGTGGGAGCTGCCTGTAGTTCCAGCATATACCATTCCATATAGGCATGTCGAGACACAATGTCCACATCCTGCGCACATCAGCATAGGTTTTGTCCAATAAAAATATATGGGGGAATGCATTTTGGCTAAAAAGCTGTGGGAGATTTGCCGCGACGCGAAAGACGCCGCACACGTTACGAACCAGCATATTGCAGACGAAACAGGTTTGGCTTTGAACACGGTTTCGCAATATCTTCGCGGAGATACCAAGCACCCGTCTGTCTACACTGTCGGACCGATTTGCCGTGCATGCGGCGTTGATCTGAACGCCTACTTTGATATTGAAATACCGCGAGAAAAGAACCCGGACGATTGCAGCGCTTGCCCGGAACTGGCGCACGCAGAGCAGATGCAGCGGATCTATGAACGCGGGCTTCGCGTGCGTTCCGTGATTATTATGGGGCTGTGCGTCATTCTGGTGCTGGCCCTGGTTGCGCTGATCATCGACCCTTGCAATCCAAACGTCGGCTGGGCTCGCGCATAGGAGAATCATATGAAGAAAATCAGCGTTCCCGAAGCCAAGCAGCTTCCGTCCGGCGCGTATCGCTGCCGGGTAAAGGTAGACGGGAAAACATATTCTTTTACAGCTGCAAAAAAATCAGATGCCGAGCAGGAAGCGCGTGACTTCAAGCTCGGCTACCTTTCTGCGCCGGAGGAAAAAACGGTACTCACGGTCTCCGGCGCAATTGACCTGTATCTTGCAGCAAACGAAAAGTCGATTTCCCCGTCCACCAGACGCGGCTATAAAACCATTCAAAATAACCGCCTGCAATCTTTAATGTCCATGCCCGTCTCGAGCCTTACAGACGCGCTCTGCCAGCGCGCCATAAATCTTGAAACCGTATCCCCGAAATCCGTAAAAAACGCGTGGGCGCTCGTCTCTGCCGCCGTGAAGCATCAGGCGGGAAAAACATTCACTGTGTATCTCCCAAAACTTACGCAAGAGGAACACCCGTTCTTGCAGCCGGAACAAATCCAGACGTTTCTTTCCGCAATCGAAGGCACACCGTGCGAAATCCCCGCCCTTCTCGGTCTTCACTCCCTCCGGCGCTCTGAAATCATGGGTCTGAAATGGCGCAGCGTTGATCTGAAAAACGACCTTCTGTATATTCGCGGTTCGACCGTCTACGATGAAGACAACAAGATCGTCAATAAGCCGGACAATAAAAATAAGACCTCCCGGCGCACGATACCGATTATGATACCGCGCCTGAAAGATCTTCTTTCCTCCGCGCCTCATGATTCCGAATTCGTTGTCACCTGTAACCCCAATACCATCTGGGCGCAGGTCAACCGCATCTGCGCCGCCAACGGCCTTCCGAAAATCGGCACGCATGGCCTACGCCATTCCTTCTGTTCTCTCGCCTATCATCTTGGCGTATCTGAAAAGGTCGCCATGAAAATCGGCGGCTGGGCAGACTATCAGACTATGCGGAAAATTTACACGCACGTTGCCGATTCCGACATCGCCGCCTCTGTTAAATCCATCTCCGATTTCTTCGCCCCGAAGCCCTGAATTTCGTGACTCTGCTTTCAAAAGTGACACGAAAAGTGACACGAAATTAAAAGCGCATTGAAAACACTGTATTTTTGAGCGAATATGTATGGGTTCAAGTCCCGCCTCGCGCACCAATAAATGGAAACCCGCAATCAGTTGAGATTGCGGGTTTTTCCTTGTATATCAATGGTTTCCGGGTTTTTGAGAGGTAAAAGAACACATACAATAGTAAACGTTCTTTTACAAAAATATCACAAATAGCGACACGAAAAGTGACACGAAAAGTGACACGAAATTCAGAGCTTCAGAGTGAAGAAATCAGCGCCACCAATAATGAATTTAGTTTGTTCTATTTTTCTTCTTCGCAATGCAATGATAATACGCCGCAATCTTCTCCTCCGGCTCCCCCGCGTCCTTGTCAAGCAAAAACGCCTGCGCCATATCCGCGTAAAATTCCGGCTTGTCCACCCCGTGCTTTCTCGCTACCATGCAGTAGTCCGACCGCATCATGTTCACCGCCGCAAACCAGATACAGGCTGGAAGATACACACCCATGCTCTTTGCCATCGCGCTTGTCTCGTCCATCGTCCATTGCGCCCCAGTCGTGCCGTCGCTGTTTTCCATGTGCTCCACCCAGTAAAGCGCATCTTCTTTCGTGAACGTCTCGCCGCACTCAAGCTTCTCCAGCGCCCGAATGGTCTTCGCGTAGAGTCTGACCTCTTCCACATTCCCGAGCGTCGCAGGCCGCTCCATCAGCTCATGCAGCCGCTCCCGAAGCTTTTCTATGTATTCTCTCATACTGCCTCCTTGATATATCTGTAAAGTTTGTCAACATCGTTCTGGTCAAATGTCAGCTCCCCGATAAACGGGATAGAGACAGGAAGCCGCTGCTCAAACTTCGGTCTCGCCGCATTGTAAAGCCGGTCAATATTGATGTTCCCTGTCTCGTCCATAACGCCCATCATCTGCACAACCGGGTTTTCCCGCAGCGCAAGGATTCGTTCTTTCCCGCCGTCCATAATGAGTGCAATCATGATTCCCGCGCCAATGCCTTTTCCGGTCGGAAGATGCGGAAGAATCTCCGTGTCAACAAAACGCACGATGCCGCGCATTGTCTGATCAATTGTAACCATATGCCCCTCCTGAGACGTTGGGGCGGCGCTTGCCGCCCCTTTGTGCGTTAGGTCGTCGTGCTAGTTGTCGGTGCCGTCCAGCTGTTATACCGCTGCATAGGCTCCGGGCAGACGTTGCCGATGGGAATGACGGTCTTCGTCATGGCCGAGAGCGCCGCGATCTCATTCTGCATGCAGCTGATATTCGCCGTGGTCTGCGCATTGATCACGCGCTGCTGACAGAGCTGCTCTTCGATCGAGCGCATTCTGCCGTCCGTGTACTGGTACAGCTCGAGCATTTTCTTGTCGGTGTAAGCGTTCGCGTCGCGCAGCTTCACTTCCGTCTCCAGCTCTGCGATTCGTGCGGACTGACCAGCCTCATACCGGCTGACATACCGGTTGTCACTGTTACCCGCAGCCATAGCCGCAGCAGGATTCGC